GAAGCCTGATTCTCTTAGATGCATTCAAAGAGAAACTAGAGTTTCCAGAACTAAAGCGAGCAGCTTACGATAAATATTGGGAATTTGAACCAGATCAAATGATTGTTGAGGCAAAGGCATCAGGTGCGCCTTTGGTGTTTGAGCTTCGTGCTATGGGAATACCTGTCACGGAGTTCACACCGACCAGAGGTAACGATAAAATTGCAAGAGTTAATGCAGTTACAGACTTGTTTTCTAGTGGAAGTGTGTGGTATTATCCTACTAGATGGTCTGAAGAAGTTATTGAGGAGTGTGCGTCTTTTCCCACAGGCGACCATGACGACTTAGTAGATAGTACAACCCAAGCTCTTTTAAGGTTTCGTCAAGGAGGATGGGTTAGAGCAGAAAGAGATGATTGGGATGACGAACCTAAATATAGAAGACCAGTGGAGTATTACTAATGGTAAAAAAAATGAATAGTGGTGGTAAAGTTTTAGTAGGTATGCCAGACGGTCCACCAAAAGAGATGAGCAGAAAAGACTATGAAGCAATGCTTTCTTATATGAAATTATTAAAAATTAAACCTCCTAAACCTGTTGAGGCTAAAAAATCAGGTGGTGTTGCTAAAATGAAGATAGGTGGTTTAACTGGAAATATTCAGTTAACTTCAGGTTCTCGTCAAACTGCCTCAGATACAGCAAGAGAAAGAAGTCGAAGAAACTTAAACAAAGAGTTTCAAGAAAAGAAAAAGAAACTTAGAGAAAAATTTAAAGGCAGAGGAACAGCAGGAAATGAGCAGTATAAAAAAGAAGTTGTTGCTCTTGAAAATAAATTTCAAAAAAAATATAATCAAGATAGAGCTATGGCTAAAAGATTTGGAAAAGATGCATATAAAAGCCAAGCGTTTGGAGTTTCACCTACTGCACCTAAAAGAAAAAAGAAAAAAATAAACGTAGAAGATCAATTGAAAAGAAAAAAAATCCGTGGCAAACTACCCACAGTAAGGGCTACAGCAAAACCACCAAGACCAGCAAATTCACAGCCTATAGTGAAAAAAGGAACAACTAGTAAAAAGAAGGCAAAATAAATATGGGTCAGGCGTTTACTCCAGATGAGCGAAAGTATATACAAGCTATAGGAGACTATAAGTCAAAAAAAATTAGCTACTCAAAATTTTTAGATATAACTTTGCCACTTAGAGATGTTAGCAGAAGAATTAAAGACACTCATACCATGACAGGGAGAAAGTTTATTCAGCCGTACAAAAAAAAAGGTGGCAGAATAAAAATGCGTGGGGGTGGGTCAGTTCAAAAACAATTGACATACAGGATTCGATAAACATAATAACCTTAGAGGAGTACAGCTATGGCAGAAAAACGAAAAAGAGTGTCAGAAATGACAAAAGAAGAGCGTAAAGCTTTTCAGAAAAGTGGCATTAGAAAGATTGGTCTTCCAAAAACAGAAGATGTTAAAAAAGGAAAAGGAATAACAACCATTTCGCCTGGTGGTGATCCAACCAATCGAAACAAAGACGGCAGTATCAAAAGAACAAAACAAATAAGAAAAGAATTTTCTACGAAAGAAAGTATTCTTCCAAAGAAGAGAGTTGTTAAAACGCCAAAAGTTGTTAAGAAAACAACATTAAAAGCAGACCCTGTTAAAGATAAACCAAAAAAATTATCAACAAGAGAAAATCCATTAAAAGATAAACCAAGAAGTATATCAGCGGCTAAAGCTGCAGGAGAAAAATATTTTTACGATAAAAAAGGCGTAAAAAAATTAGCTGTAACAGGAGCAGAGTTAAAGAAAAAAGGAATGACCCTAAAAGAATGGGCTAATACCTTTGCTAAAAGAAAACAAACTAAAAAAGATGCTGAAATACTAAAGCCATATGCAAAAGATAAAAAATTAAAGAAGAATCCTGCTAATAAAAGAGCAGGAGGCATGATGAAGAAAAAAGGCTACGCAGGTGGTGGCAAGCTTAAAATGGTCGAGAAAAATGGACAAAAAGTTCCATTTTATGCCGCAGACGGTAAAGGTAAGATGCGTGGTGGCGGCATGATGATGAAGAAAAAAGGTTACGCCAAAGGTGGAGCTATGAAGAAAAAGAGCTACAAAAAAGGTGGTAAAGTTCTTAAAATGAGAGGTGGAGGTCTAGCCACAAGAGGTACGAACTTCAAAATTAGATAATGGCAGTAGACAAAACATTAGAACCCTTTGAAGTAGAAACGGAGGGTAATCCTGAAGAGTCAGAACTTAAAGTATCTGTTGTAAATCCAGACGCTGTTGCAATTGAAACAGAAGACGGTGGTGTAGTAGTAGATTTTGAGGGGGGTGCTACAGAGGAAACAGGAGATATAGACCATAATGGAAACCTAGCAGAGCATATAGAAGAACCAGACTTAGATGAAATGGCTTCTGATTTAATTGAAGATTTTGAATCAGACAGAATATCTAGAAAAGAATGGTCAAGGTCTTACATGAAAGGTCTTGATCTTCTTGGCATGAAGATAGAAGAAAGAACGCAACCTTGGGAAGGTGCTTCTGGAGTGTTTCACCCTTTGCTTTCAGAAGCAGTTGTTAGGTTTCAAGCGCAGGCTATGGGAGAGATATTTCCTGCATCAGGTCCTGTCAGAACAAAAGTGGTGGGAAAAGCAACTAAAGAAAAAACATCTCAATCAAAGCGTGTTGAAAGCGAGATGAACTATATGCTTACCGAAGAGATGACGGAATACCGTGACGAAATGGAGCAAATGCTGTTCCGACTCCCCCTTGCAGGATCAGCGTTTAAAAAAGTATATTACGACCCAATTATGGAAAGACCTTGCTCTATGTTTGTGCCTGCTGAAGATTTTGTAGTGTCATATGGTGCATCGGACTTAATGTCTTGCTCACGGTATACCCATATTATGAAGAAGACAGAAAACCAAATTAAAGAACTTATGGTCAACGGTTTTTACAGTGACATTGATTTACCAGAGCCTCATCAAGATCAATCAGAAATACAGGAAAAGTATGATGAGATGGAAGGCAGTGAAGCAACGGTATACGATGAAGATGACAGATACACTATATTAGAGATGCACGTTGACCTAGAGATGCCAGAGCCTTTTGAAGATAAAGATGGTTTGGCAAGACCGTACATTGTAACGCTAGATAAATCATCAAAAACAATTTTATCAATACGAAGGAATTGGTATGAGAACGATGAAAAGAAAACTAAAAGACAACATTTTGTTCATTATAGATATCTCCCAAGCCTTGGTTTCTACGGTACAGGGCTTATTCACCTTATTGGTGGATTGGCTAAGTCAGCAACGTCCATACTTCGTCAGCTTATTGATGCAGGTACGTTATCGAATCTTCCTGCTGGTCTTAAAGCTCGTGGTCTTAGGATTAAAGGGGATGATTCGCCTCTCATGCCTGGTGAGTTCAGGGATGTCGATGTTCCTGGTGGTGCGATACGAGATTCCATTACGTTTATACCTTATAAAGAACCATCCTCAGTATTGTATCAGTTATTGGGAAATATTGTCGATGAAGGACGTAAGATAGGATCAATAGCAGATGTACAGATAGGAAACATGAACCCCAACGCTCCTGTGGGAACAACACTAGCATTGATGGAAAGATCAATGAAAGTTATGTCAGGAGTGCAGTCAAGACTTCATGCGGCTCTCAAAAAAGAACTACGGATACTAGCTAAATGCATACATGACTTTATGCCATCACAATATCTTTATGAAACAGAGGGCGAGTTTTCCAGAACAAAAGACTTTGATGAAAGAGTAGATGTAATTCCTGTATCAGACCCTAACGCATCAACAATGGCACAAAGAGTAACACAGTATCAATCAGCCCTACAATTGGCTCAACAAGCCCCACAGTTGTACGATATGGGTAAACTGCATCGACAGATGCTAGAAGTGTTGGGAATACAAGATGCTGAGAAAATAATAAAGCTTCCTGAAGACATAGCTCCAAAAGACCCTGTTACAGAAAATATGGCTATGATGAAGCAAGAACCTGTCAAGGCGTTTAAGTATCAAGACCATGAAGCCCACATTGCTGTACATACTGCTGCTGCTCAAGACCCAAAGATACAGCAAATTATTGGTCAATCTCCATTTGCGTCTGCTATACAGAATGCCTTGGCGGCTCATATAACAGAACACGTTGCATTTCAATACAGAAAAGAAATAGAAGAAAGACTAGGAGTGCCTATGCCTAGTGAAGACGAGCCGTTGCCAGATGATGTAGAAGAGCAGTTGTCAAAGCTAACAGCACAGGCAGCAAGTCAAGTTCTTACGGAAAGCCAAGCAGAAATGGCACAACAAGAAGCTCAAAAGCAAGCAGAAGACCCACTTACTATTATGCAACAAAGAGAGATGGCTCTTAAAGAAGCTGAATTTGAACACAAAAAACAAATGGATATGGCTAAAATTGAGCTAGATGCACAACAAAAACAAAAAGATCAAGAGATTGAGGTAACTAAAGTAGCTACAAACGCCATATTAGATGAGGCAAAAGCCAAAAGAGAAGAAAAAAGAAAAGGCTTTCAAGAGGGTGTAAACTTGGCTAGAGAGTTTGTAGATGGCGAATGAAACGGCTTATAGCCCTATATTAAACAAAATTATAGACTATAAAGAAGATGTCAAAGAGCATTTAGCTTCTGGTGGAGCAAAGACTATGGAAGAGTATTCTTTGTTGGTTGGTGAGTATAGATGTCTTAGAAGATTACAAGAAGATATACTTGACATAGAGAAAAGATTTATTAATGATTAAAAAAGTACCATAGTACTTTAAACGTGTTTAACGCAAGGAACTGTGATCCTTAATCACTGCATGAGGTAAAAATGTATTCAGCCGTAAAAAAAGAAGAGGTAACAAAAGTTGCTTCTCAAATGCCAAAACCCAAGGGTTATAAGCTTTTAATATCCCCAGTAAAACTAGAAGAAAAAACAGATGGTGGCTTGTATGTGCCTGACTCTACTAGAGAAGTAGAAGGCATAGCATCTATTATAGGTTTTGTTGTGAAGATGGGGGATGATGCCTATAAAGATGAAAAGAGGTTTCCAAATGGTGCTTACTGTAAGGAAGGTGATTTTGTAATTTTTAGATCATACTCAGGAACTCGTTTTAAAATTCACAATGAAGAGTTTAGATTAATTAATGACGATACTGTTGAGGCAGTTGTCGATGACCCAAGAGGATATAAAAGAGCATGAATAAATTAGCAGAAAATATAGATGATACTTTTGAAGAAAATTCTACTCCAGTAGCATCCAAAGAAGAACTAAACGCAGATGATTTTGAAGTAGAGGTGGTAGATGATACTCCTGAAGAAGACAGAGTAGCAAAAAGAAAAGAAGCACCAGAGCCAGAAGTAGAAACAGAAGATGAAGCTAGAAACTACAGCGACAATGTTCAAAAAAGAATATCAAAATTAAAATATGATTATCACGAAGAAAGAAGAGCTAAAGAAGAAGCTACTAGACTTCAAGATGAGGCAGTAAATTTTGCTGAAAAGTTAAAGAAAGAGAATGAAACTCTTAGAAAAACTTTAGCAGATGGTGAAACGATGTTAATCGACCAAGCTAAAGGTAGAGTAGAAGCTCAATTACAAAAAGCAAAAAATGACTATAAAGAAGCATACGAATCAGGAGACCCTGACAAGCTAGTTGAAGCCCAAGAAAAGTTATCTGAACTCCAAAACGAAAAATTTAGAGTTGAGGAATACAAGCCACAACCACAAGAAAAACAAAAACTTGCACCTACGCCTGCACAAGCTCCAAAGCTTTCAAATAGGGGCGTTGACTGGCAAAAAAAGAATGAATGGTTCGATAAAGACATGAGAATGACAGGGTTTGCTTTAGGTCTGCATGAAGAATTAAAACAAAAAGGTATTGTACCAGATAGTGAACAGTATTATAAAGAGATAGATGAGGAAATGCGTAGAGCTTTCCCTCAGAAATTTGAGACTGAGCAAGAAGCACCTCAGTTACAAAACGGAAACGTGGTTGCCCCCGTTGAACGCAGCGGAAAAAAATCACGCACATT